CAATTGAGTTGGAGCATTAATTGTTTGCTCAAACTTGATCTCGTTCGGAGCATTTGGAGAAGTTGCTTCAGTGTCTCGAGTTGCTGTACCCGCAGCAATAGTACGAGCGTTGGCGTACGATGTTGCTGCATTGATTGCTTCTGAACTCTGAATATAGTCACTAATCTTGGACGCATCCGTTGCCAATTGAGTCAAATCAAGAACCGGTGTAATTACCGGATTGAATTCCTCAACAGCGCCAAGATCTTCAGTAATCTTGTTCAAACTATCCTTAAATATGTCAGCAGTTCTACTAATGAAGTCAGTAGAGCTAGCCGCAACTGTTGTATCACTATCCAAAGCGTATACAAGACCCTCCGCCATTGATTTACCAATTTCGATAAATACTTTGGATGGAGAGTTTATGCCAAGGAACCGCTTGCCCGCATCAACGGCACCTTTAGCTACATCAACTACACCATCAGCAGCTTCTTTTGCCTTCGCCGCAAGCCCACCGGTCATACCATTGATGATTGCGCCTGCTAGCAATTTTCCTTGCTCTCTAAGTTCTCCACCTTTACTGTCGATAGTAATCCGAAGTTGCTTGATGAATTCAGTAACGACATCAAACGCTGCGTCAGCAAACTCATTCAAGTTCTCCGCAATACCTCGAATAACGGCAAGAACGAGATTCTTACCAGCCGTGATGATTCGATTGACGTTCTTTGCTATCTCGTCGATAAACGTTACAATAAGCGTCACCGCTGCAGGAACAATAAGTGTTACTGCTTCGGTAAGTCCTGCCAGAACTTGTAGAATAACCCAAACACCAACATCGATAAGTCTTTGAATCGTGTTTCCAATACCGATAATGAATTGCTCAATAACCCAAGCGGCAGCAGCTATGATTTCAAGCGACTTCTGGCCAATACCGACAATGAGCTGGATGATCATCTCAGCACCGACAGAAACAATCTGCCAAATGGCGCTAGCGATTCCCTCAATGAACTTGACAATCAAGTCAACGCCGGCTTGAAGGATCTGTGTGTAATATGTCGCTACCGCAGCAATAAAGGAAGTGATAATGTTCCCCATTGCTTCGGTGATTAGATGAATGTTCTCAGCGATTCCATTGAGGAACGTAGCAAGCAAGGTCATACCCGCTTGTACAATTTCATCAACGTGTTCTGCCAGCGAATCAAGGAACTTAATGATGATCTCGGAAACAAGATCCGTAATATGATCGATGTTCTCGCTGATTCCCTCGAGCAACTTGACAAGCAACATCAAGCCTGTTTCAATAAAATCAGGCCCCTTCTCGTTTAGGAAATCGAGAAGTGCTGTAGTAAGCTTGTCAAATACCGTTATGAATTTCGGAATCAACTTAACAACGGTATCCATAAGGTGCTCGAGTACAGCACCAAGAGCTTCGGCAATTACTGGAGCAGCATCAGTAAATACCTTGATCGTATCGACTATACCCTGTGCCAGACCCTCCAACAATGCGGGAATTGCTGCGCCAATCACCTTGAGGATTGCTGGTAGGGCTTCAGCAGCTGCCTTACCCGATTTAGCAATAACCTCAAGCGCTTTACCAACTAGCATTGCCCCAACACCGACCAAAGCGAAGCCGGCGCCAAGCGCCATCAAAGCTATTCCCAATGCAAGCAATGTTGGGACAACCGGTGTAAGCGCCCACGCCGCAAGTCCAAGAACAGTCAACGCAATGGCTAGTCCAGCCAAGCCATGGAACAAATCTCCCCAGCTAAGGCCGGCGAACGCTTCGATAACTTTGAACAAAACACCCAACGAAAGGGCAACTACACCAATAGCTATTGCGCCGAGAACGCTTCCTTGCATGGCGTATGTCGCAGCGGCAAGAATAAGCAAAGCTCCTGCCATAGCGACAAGTCCTCGAGCAATCTCTGACCAGGACATTCCACCAAACAGCTTCATTGCTCCAGCAATCGCACCGAGCGCAATACCTACCAGAACCAAACCGGCTGCCGTAATTGGCAACGAAATAGGCATGAGCTGCATAGCTAGACCGATAAGAGCTAGCGCTGCTGAAACACCAATGATCCCCTTGGCCAAATCAGTAAGACTCATCATCGCAAATAGCTTGATAGCCCCAGCCAATATCGTTAGACCAGTAGCCAGTAGAATAAGTCCTGCACCAGTGATGACAATCGACTTTGGAATCAATCGAACTGCCAAGCCGATGGCAATAAGCGCTGCAGTAACACCCACAAGCCCCGTCTTCATTTCATCCCAGGACATTGAGGCAAATATCTTCATTGCAGCACCAAGAATAAGCAATCCAGTAGCGATTGCCAATATCCCAACTCCGGCCAACGCCATTTGTGCAGCATTTGCGGCCAAAGGCGTCGCCATCACTGTTAGAATTAGAAGCAACGCTGTTACACCAAGCAAACCTTTAGCAAGTTCTTCCCAACCAAGATCAGCTAGTTGCTTAGCGGCAAGAGCAAGTATAAATATAGACGTAGCTAGTAGATTAAGCCCAAAGGCCATAACAGCAAACTTGGCTGCGCTGGCTGGACCAGACGCCATCTTGGCCAATACTGAGAACGATGCCATGAGTTGACCAAAGCCGACCGCCATAGCAGTCAACGCCTTGGTCAATGCCGCAGAGTCGATCATCGACAACACTAACACAGAAGCAGTCAAGATGCCAATTGCGATGGCAATCTTCATGAGTGCTTCAGCCTTGATCTTGGTTTGCATCGACTTCAAGACGCCAGTAAGCTGTTCGAACGTCTGACCAATCTTGTCAAACATTCCTCCGCCAATATCAAAAGTGAAACCACTCTTGATGAACTTGGCAAGGAGGGCTGCGATTCCACCAAGTAGACCGACGTTTACAGCATCTAGGACCTTGTCAAAGTCGCCCTCGCCCATGGTATCGGCGATCTTCTGACCAAGTTCCTGGAACCAGGTCTTGATGACTTCCCAAATTCTGTCCAAGACCGTAACGATCTTCGAGAGTGCATTACTGAACGGCTCCCAAATATCCGCCGCATGACTAAATGCATCTTTAACTGATGCCCAACGATCGCCAAGACGCCCAAAAGAATCAGCGACTCCATCAGGAACGCTTGGATCGAGCGAAGTAAAGAAATCAAGAACTGCATCTTTAAGAAGTCCGATAACCGAAAGAGGAGCACTAATTACATCGCCAAGCTTTTCAAAGAACTTTTGAATACCCTTTCCTTCGACGAGGAAAGAATTAAGGTTGGTAAAGAAATCACCAATCTTGGCAGCGAACTCAAGAAATGAACCGCTACCAACACCGACAGCTCCAACCAAATTAGCAATGAACTTAACGCCCTCTTTGATGATCGTCCAACCGATCTCCAAGATAGAGAACAAACCTCTAAATATGCTTCTAAGATTATCTACTGTATCTGCAGTAGGTTGCAATGCTCTTGCAAACCTCTGGAACAGTTGCGTCAATTCCATCAACTGTTGACCAGTAACCGGTGGGAAAATATCCCTGAATGCGTCCTTAATCGGCTTGAGAATCTCCCCGAGGTTCTGAAGCGCTTCTTTCATGGAATCGATAAGAAGGGCACGACCGCCCATCATCTTCCATGTGCCAAGCAACTCGTTACGAGCGTCCGCATTCTTCCCAACAAATGTACCAATAGCGTTGTTAATATCGCTAAACAACGACTTTGCTTCGTCGAAATTACCAATCAAGATTTCAAATGTCTCTGCCCAACCGGAACCAATAGATTCCTTGACCGTACTCATAAGTTGGGTAAATGTCTTCACATCTTGCGCTGCTGCAAACGCTTTCTTACCGATGTCAGTTGTTTCATCGGCGTAATCACCAAGAGTGTTAGTCAACACCTCTGTGGTTAGCCACTGATCAGTAAGTGACTCATTGAACCCTTGGGTAGCGCTTACCGCATTCCCAGCTTTCGTTACCCACTTATCCCCTTGCTTAGTGAGTTCCCCTGTAGCTTCAGCAGCATCAATAAGCTGCTGCTTGAACTCAACGGTACCCATGTTAGCAAGTTCAATAGACTTCCAGTCAATAAGTTGCACATGACCCTTTGACAGAGCCTGCGCAAAGTTATACATAGCTCGACTGGCTTCTTCTGCATTTGCACCAGAAACAGCAGCTACGTTAGCGACACCTTGAATAGACGCAACTGATTGGTCAAGACTAACACCAGCATTCGTAAACTTACCGATGTTAGTTGTCATATCAGCAAACGAATAAATAGTTCTGTCTGAATACTCGTTCAGTTCTTTAAGCTTCTGATTAACAGTTTCCAACGATGCGCCAGAACCAGCCATGATGGTTTGAATAGAGCCAAGTTTAAGCTCATATTCTTGGAAACCAGCTGTAATCTGATCTAAACTAAGCGATTTAACGATCTGAATTCCTGCATCAATCGCTTTGTTTGTGATGTTGGAAAGTGCTGTAAGAGCAATAGTGCTTAAGGCAAGGAACTTCTTACTAATGTTTTCAATTCCTTCACCCATGTGTGACATATCAAATTTATTGGCTTCTGCACTTACATCAGCGAGCCCTTGCTTAGCGCCTGTAAGTTTCAGTGCCTTATCCAGCTGACCGAGACTGGTTAGCGTCTGTTGTACTTTTCTTTCGAACGCAGAATTATCGAATTCCATACGGACGATGCGATCGTCGACGCTAGCCATTTGTCACCTGCCTCCAAATATCGTCAAGGATCTTGTCGAATACTGGCCGTATTGCAGGATTAATATAGTCTCTTCCTTCTACCCAACCACCAGTACCTGTACCATGGCCATATTGGAGAATAACAGCGACATTAACTCCACCTTCTACATCATTGTTATACCAATGAATAGCATGTATTCCACTTTTATGTTGTACCTTATAGCCCCAAGAACCAGCTGCGCGTCCTGTATCTCGTGGTGTCGCCCGAGATAAGGCATCAACGCCCATTCGACCATAACGATCTAGGGACTGAAATATTTTTTCACTCTTCATAAGTTCTAAAAATGACATTGTTTTCTTAAAATCACCAGAAGATTCGGCAGTGATCATTGATCACCTTCTATCGCACATGACCTGTGGGTGCTCCATAGAATGCTGCATCACCAAATGCAAAGATTCCACCGTCTTGGCCCAATAGCCAATAACCATGGCCCGAAGGAGTAGCAGTAATACCAACGATAGGATCATTAAGACTTTGTCCACCCATGCTTCCATGAAATTCTGCGTCACCGTAAGCAAACACTCCGCCATCACTACCCACTACCCAGTAACCATCGCCAC